ACGTAACTTCTTAAGAGCTTGTAATTGCTCATATTTATCTTCGTAATCCATTAATAGTACTTAACGTCTACTTTACCCTTTTTACCTTTTTTACCTTTGTCTTTTTTAGCATTTTTAGGTGGTCTGCCTTTTTTCTTTCCGTATGTTCCTTTTCCTTGTGGCATTATACTAACTCCTCGTCTAAGTTAAGTAATGACTCTTCTATAGCAGGTACTTCTACAGGTGCTTCTACTCCTGGCCTATATTCAGAACCTTTTCCATCCATTTTTCTGTTAAATCCTATATCTCCACGCCTAATAGGTCCAGCAGGTAGTATTCTTCTTCTCATCATATCAGAAGCTCTTTCTTCTTCAAATGCCTTTCTTATCCTTGCCTCTTTCATTTCAATTT